ATTGGGGTTGCCGTCCCCGTCCTCAAACGCGGTATCGTCCGCGTCCCCGCCGATGAACACCCAAGAACCCGGAACCGGGGCAAAGTCCGCGAAAGAACCCGCCGTTGCGGTAACGGTAAACGTCCCGGTGCCCACGGTAAGGGCGAGGTCGCCAGCCGCGAACGGGCGGGCGAACAACTTGAGCGAGGCACCATAGGGCGGGGTCGCCTCGGTCGCCAACGTCTCGGTAACGGTCACGCTATAGGCATTGACGGCCGAAACCGTCTTGACCCCGTTGTTGGCCGGGTTCGCATAGCCCGCGACAATCACCTTGTCGCCAACCTTGATAGCTCCCGGAACCGAGTTGAACGTATAGGTTTTGGTCCCGCCGTCAACCGCGCCAACCCGCGTCATGGACAGCGCGCCGGTTCCGGTATCGGTCATATCCACGTTGACCGGCGCGACGTTGACCGCGTTGGCCCGCGACGTGGCGAACTTGAGCGTGGTTGCACCCGTGACCGTAACCCAATAGGGCGTGTTCGGGTTCAACCCGGCCGGAAGCGTGGTAACGGCCGAAAGATAGAACGGGCCGTCACCCGTTTGCAACCCGTGACCGCCCGCGAAGGTGGCAACGTCGGTCGTCGCGTTGGCCGTCCAAACCATGTTGAACGCGGTAAGGGCGGGCGAAACAACCGGCAACCGGCGCATGTTGGCAAAGAAAAACTCTTCCAACTCGGATTGCATGTTGTTTTGCGTCACGTCCTCGTTGTAACCGCCGTCCGCGTCAAGGTCCGTAACCGCGCCTTTCTTGCGCTGGCGGGAGGGCGAGAACGGGCGACGGGCAACCTTGGTGTATTCCCCGCCCAAGTCGTCAAACGAGTTCGGTTCACGGGTTTGCCAAAACGGCGCGGCCGGAAGCTGTCCAAGCGACGTTTCCCGAGCCTTGTAAAAGCCAACTAGGTTGGCGTCTTGCTTGTCAGCAACCATGTTACAGTTCCTTGATTTGGTTAAACTGATATTCGGAAACGACATTCCAGCGATACCATGTAGCATCGTTGTTCAGTTCGTTTATTCGCGGGTTACGAAACCACACCCCCGAATTAGTGTTAGCGGCCATGAAACACCGCTGCAATTCCTCGGCAAGTAATTCCATCTTGCCATAAGCCCCGGTTTTCATCGGGGCGAACAACTGGACGAATACAAGCCCGTTACTCGTAAACTCGGCTGGACTAGCCCCCGGCCCATTGCTCATAATGTGGGCACTGTTGCGGGTCGTCACGAGTTGGGTTGAAGCTCGCCCCCAAAACTTGTCCGAACCCGGCAAGCCCGGTTTCTCGTCGCCTTGGAACCGCAATTCAGCTTCCATGCCAAGCAAGTCCTCGGCATAGGTTTCCCATACCGTATTGATACGGGCGAAAATCTCTTTACGGGCGGCTTGCGGTTGGATACTCATAGCGAAACCGTCACATAGTAAAGAACCGGCGTTCCGTCCGGTCCAAGAAAGTCAACCTTGTCAACCCCGATTTCCCGGCCATCCTTGCGGATAACCGTATCCGCCGCCTCGGGCGAGAACGGGGCGTTACCGGCCAACAAACCGATTTGCTTACCGGCCGGAACCTCGGTTCCCGTAAGCAAGGCAATAAACTCGGCTGTCCCCCGGCCAAGGTCACGGGGCGAGAACCACGCGATTTTGCAGGGCACCGGGTCCGCCGGTTCCTCGGGTTCCGGGTAGCCGGGAACACCGCCGCCAGCATCGGCCGCCGCTTTGCGCCAACCGCAAGCCTCGCCATACAAGGTTATGAGTTCATCGGCGGTTGCAATGTCCTCGGCAAAAACCGTTACCATACTTAGACCCTTATCGTTGTGAGGGTGAACGCGCTGTGCCCACACAATAGCGGGGCTAGGGCGGCGCTGGCGACGGTAAGCCGGGCCTCGTCAACCGAACCGAGAACGCCCGAGATTTCAAAGAACTCCCGTTCAATCGGCCCGACTTTGGAACGCTTCATTTGAGCGGTTTTCGGCCCGGACGGGGTAAGCTCAATCCCGTTGAACACGTCAAGCCCGAGTTGCATTTGCGCGGTCTTGAGGTTGGCGGGGATGGTATAAACCCAATCGTCCGCCGTATCGCCGGGTTCAATGCACTTGCGGGGCCAAGGAAGGGGCTGGACGCCCGGTTCAACGAGGTCCCCGATATAGCAAAGGGTATTAAGGTAATCCATCGCCTTGATAGCGAGAATGTCAACTTGGTCCTCGTCATTAGCGATAGTCACGCCACGCAAGGCCGCATAGTCCACAATCTCTTGGGCGGTTACATAGGAATTAGCCCCGGCAACAACCGAGCCGTCCTCAATGATAAGCGCGGTTGCCACCGGGGTAATCCTCCAAACTTAGGCCGGGGCGTAGGTGCCGCCGGTAATTGCGCCGTCAACAACCGTGAACGTCACGGTGCCGCCAGTAACGGGGACGGCAACGCCATCCTCAACAAAGGCGTAGTCCCCGCCAGCCGCGAACGCGCCGGTAAGCACGTTGCCCGCAACCGAGAACGTGACCGTGCCTTGCGTAACCTCAAGCGTGTCCTCGTCCGTCACAACCGCTTGGTCATCCGGGAGGGGCGGGGCCGGGAGGTTGTCCGGGTCAAGAACCGTGTAAATCGGGTTCTCGTCCTCGTCCTCGGCATTGGTGTAAGCGGCCGGGGGAGTGCCAGCAATGTAAGTTGCCGGTTCAAGGCGTCCCTCGCCATACTCGCCCTTGACGCGGGCGGTATCGCCCGAGCGGACCCCGATTTCATAGGCGGGAAGCGCCGCCGCATTAAGCGCGGCAATATCCGCCAGTTCCCCGGCGGTGGCCACGGGTCCAGCGGTGAAATAGAGAACTTTTTGCGTGGCCATGTGCCGGGTTCCTTATGCGTTAGGCTTCCAACCGGCCGCCGCCGATTTGCCGGGTTCCTTGGTGCCATCATCGGACTTAGCGGACTTCCGGGCGGGTTTCTTGGTGCCTTCCTGTTCGGCCTTGGCTTCCTCATAGATTTCCGGGACAAGCCCGGCAACATCGTCAAAGGCTTCCGGGGAATGGCCGGGAAGAACGAGCGAGGCGTTGCGAAACTTTACGTTCACACCCTCAAGCGCCTCGGCTTGTGCCTGTTCTTCCTCGGTCGGAACGGGTCCGGCGATGAAAAACAAGACAACGGGCAATTTCTTGATATTTGCCACGGTTTTTACCTCGTGTTAACCGGGGTTGACCTAAGCCAACCCCGATTTAGCGGAAAGGACGGGTTACTTGACGAGCAACAGGACGCCCGCCGTATCCTTGTCGGACGTGGCGTATTTGTCCCAATTCGTGCCGGTGCCAATGGCCGCGTCATTGGGCGACTTGCCGCCGTTGGCCTTGTCCCAAGCATAGCCCTTGATACCGAGTTCATAGGTCCATTCCGATTGGATGGAACGGGCAATGTTCTCGCCGCCGTTGCTGGTTTCAATGTTCTGGTCAAAGTCCGAGTTCATTTCAACCCGGATTGCGCCCGGAACAAGACCGGCAACATAGTGCTTGTCCGGGTTCGGGGCCGTGTCAATGAGTGACGGGCTATCCGTCACAATGAACGGGCGGCCGAAACCATCCGTCCGCACGTTGACGGTTCCGAACGAGAACAGGGCATTGGTGTTGGCCAGCGCCGCGCCCCAAATGTCGAAAGCGGTAGTGGAGTGCATTGCCCACACGCTAAGGCTTTCGGCCCGGTCGCCAAACTTGCGAGCGCCCGAGTTGAGCGTTGCAAGCGTGGTGTCGTTCGCGGAAAGGTCGGTGAACACCCCGGCGTTGTTCCGGGTTGCCGCGACATACGCGATAAGGGCGGTGTTGAGCATGTCCGCAAGGGTGGCAACGGCCAACTGTTGACCATACACCGCGCCGCCCTCTTCCGGGTTGCGCTGAATCCAAGTGAACATGGACGGCGGCATGTTGACGGGCGGGGTTCCGGCCGCAACCTTGACCATCGTGTCAACAAGGTGTTCCAGTTCCTTGGCCGCAACCGAACCCGTCCCATAGACGTTCCGGCGGCGAACAAGACCTTGGATAAGCGCCCAACTCGCCACGTCCGAAAAGTCGCCAACATGGGCGGCCGAACGTAGCAGGATTGCGCCGCCACTGGCTTGGTTGAAAAGGTTGATTTGCTGGTCCAGCACCTCGGTAAGTGCCGAATAAGTGTATTCCGAGAAAACGGCAAGGTCCGAAAGGGCCACGGTCTTAATCCTTGTGCTTAAGCGGGTTTCCGCCGGGGTATTCCGGTTGGTGAACCGCGCTTACTGTTGCGCCTGTTGACCTTCCGCCGCTTTCTTTGCCGCAATCCGGGCCGCAAGGTCGCCGGGTTTCATCTTGGAAAGGTCAACGGACTGGTCTTGTTCACCTTGCGGGGCACCGCCGCCCA